GTGGCCCACCCCCCGACTCCCCTTCTGGGGGTGGGCCACCACCTTCTCCCGAACAAGGACCTCCCCCGCAGGGGCAGCCGGAGGTCGGGGCAGGGTCGAGCCCACAAGCGCCAATGCCACAAGGAGGAGCAGAGCAGAGCCCAATTAATGCGCAGAATGGCGGCAGTATGGTAGATCTCTTCGCCCAGGCAAAGCAGCTTACGGCACAGCTAAAAGCAATGGGCGAAGTTGACAGATATAGGGCGCTGGCGCAGTTACGCGCCAGCAACCCTGATCTATACATGTTAGTTAACCAAGCCCTATCAGGCGGTGGCCGAGCAATGCGGCCACTTCCAGAGATACTTCCGCCGCGCGCCGGCCCAGAAAATCAAAGTATCTAGTCGGTTGTTGTTGGCCTACTTTCCGGGGTCTAGGCTCTCCTCTACCGCGTCGTCGAAATCCGACAACGATGAATCACACACAAGGTAAGGGAGGCGGCTGCAATGTTGATAGTCAGGCATGATAACTCCTTTGCTAGATGCCTAGAGCGTGTTCGCTCCTTCATAGTTCTTATACCCGAAAATGCTTTTGTAATAGCCGGAGGCGTAAATGTCGATTCTGGACCCAGAGAGGGCAATGCAGGCCCTCGAAGAAGGGACCGTACGCAGCGTCGATACCTTTTTCCCACTAGTAGGTAAATCCCATACCCTAGTGGCAAAGAGCATCTATCCAGACAAGGGTAGAGACATAGACGACATCGCGAGTCAAAAGAGAGCGCGGCTGCGCGGACGCACGTGGTCAACAGGCATATACGGCGACTTTGACCTGGTTGATAACTCCTCTGGCAAGGTCATTGACTCTGTAAAGAAGATGAAGCTGCTGAGCCTCCCGAAGATGACGAGGAGGTTTAGCTACATTGTCGATGGGACAGAGTATCAGGCAGACCACCAGTGGCGACTAAAGTCAGGGGCCTACGCCAGAGTAAAGGCAAACGGCGAGCTTGAGACACAGTTCAATCTCGCACGCGGGCGAGGGTTCAGGCTGGACTTTGCGCCAGGGAAGAAGTCATTTTCGCTCAAGTATGGCACCACAAACGTCCCACTCCTACCCGTTCTGCAGGCACTCGGCGTAAAAGACGAAGACGTGAGATCGGCCTGGGGGGCGAGCCTGTATGCAGCCGCTGCTGTGTCAAAAAAGCGCGGCGGAATGGCTCGACTAGCCAAGATTCTGGACCGAAAGTCTGACCCAAAGTCAGATGCAGACGCAGCTGTAGTCATCAAAGACGCTCTGGCCGAGACTGAATTAAGTCCAGACACAACCAAGATTACCCTCGGCCAAGCGTTCAAATCCGTTACCGGCGGAGCGCTCTTGGCGGCAGCCAATAAGCTTCTCGGGATAAGCCGGGGCACCGAGGAACCGGATAATAGAGACTCTCTGAGGTTCAAAGAGCTGTGGGGCACACAAGACCACATCCCAGAAAGGCTCCTGAACTCCAAACGGCGTATTGGCTATAAGCTCCGCAATAACCTGGATAGGAGGGATTCGGTCAAGGCAATAGTGACACCAGACATATTCAACGTGCCGGTGAAGGCATTTTTCACGTCTACGTCACTATCTCAGCAATCGTCACAGGTAAACCCGGTCGACATGGTTGGTGGGTTCCTCAGGACAACCATTATGGGCCAGGGCGGTATCTCGAATGAGCAGGCCGTGTCTGAGGACGCCAAGCTGATCGATTCCAGTCATCTCGGCTTCATAGACCCTGTCCACACGCCAGAGGGGAAGCGGTCTGGAATCAGCAGCCACTTAACTCTGGGTGTTAGCAAAGACGGCGTGAACCCAACCATTCGCGTGTACGACGTCAAGAATAAGAAGTTCGTCCAAATGTCACCCACCGGCCTGGCGGGAAAAGCCTTGGCGTTCCCCGATCAATACGACTTCAAAAAGGGCATCCCCACGCCACGCAAAAAGACAGTAACCGTGGTGAAGAAAGACGGCGGAGATCCAGAGAATGTGCTCGCAGTGGACGTGGACTACGTCCTTCAATCCTCAAAACAGCTGTTCTCTATTACGGCCAATCTTGTGCCCTTCCTGCCGTCCGATCAGGCCAACAGGGCCGGGATGGCTACGCGACACATGGAGCAATCGGTATCCCTCAAGCACAGAGAGGCGCCGCTTGTCCAGGTGGCTTCTGGTAATCCCAGTGAGCACCTCGACACTTGGGAAAAGATCGTTGGTCGACTGAACTCCCACAACAGCCCCGTTAGTGGGGTGGTCGAGAGCGTATCCTCGCAACGGATCGTCGTGTCGGACAAGTCTGGCGAAAAGCACACAATCCAGCTGTATGACGCGTTCCCTCTTAATGAGAAGAAGGCGTTTATTAGCAGCGCTGCCACAGTCAAAAAAGGCGACACAGTCAAAAAAGGCGAGATTGTCGCCGACACGAACTTCACGAAGGGCGGCACGCTGGCCCTCGGCGTGAACCTCAATATTGGCTATCTTCCGTATAAGGGGCTGGTCTTTGAAGACGGAATAGTAGTTAGCGAGGGCGCAGCCAAGAAGTTAACCAGCGAGCATCTTCACAAGAACAGAGCCTACGTTGAAAAGAACATGTCCGTTGGCCTGAAGAGGTTCCGGGCAAACTATCCAGGAGCGATTACCGACGAAAACGCGGCTAAGCTGGATGATGATGGCGTTATAGAAAAAGGCCAAATGGTTGCCCCGGGTGACACGTTAATAACTGTTCTGCAGAAGACAGAGCCCTCGAAAGAGCAGCTTCTTCTAAAGGGCATCCACAAGTCACTGGTCAGACCCTTCAAGAACAGGGCGGTCGTTTGGGACAAGCCCTATGTCGGATTTGTCACCGACGTTGTCAGAAATGGGCGGGAGATAGCCGTTCACGTAAAGACTGAAGAGCCTGCCGACGTTGGCGATAAGCTGAGCGGAAGGCACGGAAATAAGGGCGTTATTACCGCCGTAATCCCAGACGAAGAGATGCCGAAAGACGCCGAAGGTGTGCCGCTTGAGATCATAGTCAACCCCAGCGGCGTTCCTGGCCGAATCAATCCAGGGCAGATCTTGGAGACCGCTCTTGCCAAAGCCGCATACAAGCGCGGCAAAGCCTACGCGGTGGATAACTTCCAGCGTGACGATGAGAAGAAGATCATCACTGTCAAGGCGCACTACAGGACGATCAAGACAAAAGAGGGCCCGAAGCGCGTGTACGTCAAAGAGCACGAGCGAGAGCTGGGTTACCAGGAGGTTGTTGCCGCAATAGTGAAGTCCGAAGGCGTATCCGAGACCGATGAACTCTTTGACGGAGAAACGGGCAAGAGCCTCGGCAAAGTTCTAGTTGGCAAGCAGTACATCCTCAAGGCGCTACACCAGGTAGACAAAAAGCTATCTGCGCGCGCACATGGGTACGGATATGACTATGACGCCAATCTGAGCCCCAAGAGCGGCGGCAAGGGAAGCGCCGGACGGTTTGGCGAGCTTGGCCTTTACGCCATGCTCGCACATGGCGCGACAGCAAATATTCGCGATGCCCTTACATACAAGAGTGACAAGGCGCAGGACGAGGTCTGGACCGCTATTCAAACCGGCTCTATATTGCCGGCCCCGAAGCCGTCTTTCGCCTACGAGAAGTTCCTCGCGTATCTGACTGCGCTTGGCGTGAATGTTGAGAAGGAGGGCAATGGCCTGATAATCAGCCCGCTCACAGACAAGCAGATACGCGAGATCTCGAACGGTGAGATAAAAGACGGCAGCCGGGTCATCAGAGGGAAAGACCTCAAGCCAGAGAAGGGTGGGCTGTTCGACGAAGATGTTACCGGTGGTCCTGGAGGAAAGAACTGGGCACACCTGCGCTTGTCTGAAGATCTACCCAACCCAATGTTCGAGAAATCGATCACCTCCCTACTGGGTATAACGGGCAAGCAGTACGACAGCATCATCTCAGGCAGCGCAGGATTCGATGACGAGGGGGAGTACACCGAAGAAGATCCCCGCTCTTCCGGGCCCAAGGCCATCGTTGAACAGCTCAAGGAGATCGATGTAGAAGCGTCGCTTGCCGCGGCCAAAGAGAAGATACAGGTGGTGAGTAAAAGCCAGCTTGACCGGGTTAACAAGAAGATCAAGTACCTTCTTATGCTCAAGAAGAACAAGATGCGCCCAGAGGAAGCATATGTTCTGTCAAACCTGCCGGTTATTCCCCCTGTGTTCCGCCCGATATCAACTATGGAGGGTGGCGATCTAAACATTGACGGCCTCAACATGCTGTATCGGGACATTGCGATACTGAACAACAAGCTCAAAGAGGCAAAGGGCGTTCTCCCAGACGAAGCAGTGGCCGGGCTGAAGAGCGACCTATACAGCGCCATCGACGCCCTCTACGGGACCCTGCCGAACTCGACAGAGGGCGAGACGGGGCTCGACGGGCAGATTAGGCCGCCCGGAATACTGAAGATTCTGTCTGGGAGAAATTCTCCAAAACAGAGCTACTTTCACAAGCGCATGATGGACAGGCGCCAGGATATCAGCCTCAGGTCGGTTATTGTTCCTAATATGGACCTCCATCTCGATGAGATCGGGATACCTAGAAAGGGGGCGATGCAGATCTTCCGACCGTTTGTCGTCAAGGAACTGGTCAAGATGGGATACACCCCACTACAGGCCAGAGAAGAGATCGAGAAGAAGACGACGCTAGCCAATAAAGCACTGGACATCGCAGTGTCCCAACGGCCGGTTTTGTTCAAGCGCGACCCCGTGCTCCATAAGTTTGGCGTTATGGGCTTCATGGCGAAGCTGCACGACAAGTCCTCTATCCATATCCACCCGCTTGTTACCGAAGGCTTCAACGCAGACTTCGACGGCGACACAATGGCGGTCTTTGTTCCCGTCTCAGCAGAGGCGGTTGACGAAGCCTATAAGATGTTCCCCTCCAAGAACCTGTATAACCCCGCCACGGGTAGGGTCATGTACCAACCGTCTCTGGAGGGGCAGTTGGGGCTGTTCCTGCTTACCCGGTTCGGCAAGAAGACAGACGACGTATTTGAAGATGAAAAGTCTGCCATTGCTGCCGCCAAAAATGGCGATATAAGCATGACCGACCAAGTCATGGTCGACGGCGTTCGTACTACCGCAGGGAGGCTTTCCTTCCTCAATGCACTGCCAAAGTCTATTCGCACAGAAGAGTTGTTGACCGATCCGGACGCGGTCGTCGGCAAGAAAAAACTACAGCAGGTGCTTCGAACACTCGCCAAAAAGGCGCCCGGAGACTTCGCCAATTCCGTCGACAAGATAAAGTCCCTTGGGTTTGGCTATGCGTACTCAACCGGGTTCTCGTTCAGTCTGGACGATTTCACGACGTTGCGCGGGATCCGCGATAAGCATCTGGCCAATGCAGCCCCGGTAGAGGCTCGAATCAGAAAACAGCAGAAGATGAAAATGCTCTCCGATGAGGCGGCAGATAAAAAGGTCGTAGACCTCTACGCAAAAACTACCAAGGACATCAACGCCGACGCCATCAAGGTTCTGAAGAAGAGCGGGAATAAGCTGTTTGCCATGCATCAGGCGGGAGTCAAGCCAGGCTGGCTACAACTACAGCAGCTGGTCCTAGCCCCCATGCTGATGGAGAACGCGAAAGGGCGCATTATCCCGGTCCCGGTGACAAAGTCTTACTCTGAAGGCCTATCCACGTCTGGATACTGGGTGGCATCATCTGGCGCAAGAAAGGGCCTTATCGCGAGAGTGCTATCCACGGCTATTCCTGGCGTACTGAACAAGCAGTTGGCAAATACCCTGATGCCCTACGTTGTGACGGCGAATAATTGCGGCACGACGAAGGGCATTGCCCTGGATATCAATGATTCTGGCGTCGTTGACCGCTTCACAGCGAAGTCAGTCCGTGCCGGCAAAACGACCATCCCCGCTAATGTGGCAATCACACCAAACCTGATATCCAAAATGAAGGCGGCCAAGATATCCAAGGTGGTTGTCCGCTCACCGCTGAAGTGCGAGTCAGCAAAGGGCCTTTGCTCCAAGTGTTACGGCGTGGCCGACAACGGGCGACCGCTAGAGATCGGCACAAATATCGGATTGATCGCCGGGTCTGCCTTAGGGGAGCGTGGGGCACAGTTGGCCATGCGCGTGTTCCATACAGGCGGCGTTGCCGGTGGCGGTGGAGAGGTAGTTGGCAGCATCGATCGTGTGTCTCAGCTATTAAAGCTCCCCGCCGTGCTGCCAAACGCCGCAGCACTGTCACCATCGACAGGCTCGGTCGAGTCTGTCAGCAAGAGCCCTGCGGGTGGCTTTGATCTCAAGATCGGCGGACAGGAAGTATATGTTCCTGGCGGTCGAGGCCTGCTCGTCAAAAAGGGAGACAAGGTCCGACGTGGGCAAAAGGTGTCTGCTGGGGTGATTAACCCAAGGCAGCTGCTTGAGCTAACAAACGTGGACACCGTTCAGCGCTACATGGCGGACGAACTACACAAAGTGTACGCTTCAGAGGGGATCAAACGAAGGAACGCAGAAGTGGTCGTAAAGGCGCTCACAAACCTCGGGCGCGTAGAGGACCCAGGTGACGTAGACGGATTTATTCGGGGAGATTATGTTTCCATATCAGCCATTAATGCCGCAAACAAAAAGCCTGGGGTGAAAAAGCCCATGGTGGTCGAGCCCGTTCTGCGCGGTATAGAGACGCTGCCGCTCGATCAGACAACCGACTGGATAGCCCGCCTCCAGTATCGCAAACTCAAAGAGACCTATATCAGAGCTGCCAACGAGGGGTGGGAGTCTGATATCCATGGTTTACATCCGTCGCCAGGACTGGCTTACTCTGCTGAGTTTGGTAAGTCAGAGAAGGGGCCCTACTGATGCCCGACCCGTATGGCAAAAGTCCTGGCGAATGTGATGGCCCGGCTAGAGTGCATTTAGCGCGGGTAACACACGTAAATATAGCGCTATACACGCTAGACCTGGTAACGCTGTATACGCATAAGCCAATGGTCGACGTTCCGTTCGCCACGCCGTACTGCCATCCGAATCATGCGGGCGGAATGAACTTCATGCCAGAGGTGGACAGTTATTGTTACGTTTGCGAGCCTGCCGATGGGACTGTCTTTATTATCGGGTTTGTGCTCAACCCCATGACCTCTGCGCGAACAGAGGTTGACGATCTAGCAGAAGAGGGACCGGACTGGAGTGGGTTCAGAGACCCGATGGAGGCGGGCGACGTCATGCTTGGAACGCACGACGAGAACAAGATCGTCTTGCGGAGAGGCGGGATAATTCAGATCGCTGCGACAAGCCTCGCCCAAAGACTCTACATCCCCGTTGAAAACATCGTTAGGGACTACTTTCAGCGCTATCAAGCGAGGAGTCCGCTGGGGGAGATTGACTGGGGTCATGCAATATTATCTGGTGATGACCCTAACGCAGATCACTCAAATTACATGATGGAGAATACGCTAAGCAACGAGACCGAAACACCTGTGCTAGTAAAGTACAGCATCAAGGACCTCGCCCAGGAAGACGTAAAAACTGGGAACTACTCGGTAGAGCTGCGAGTTGGCCGCCTCACGCCAGAGGTGCTAGACCCACAGGGGCGGCGTGGGGATGGCTTCCATGTATTTGCGAACAAGCAGACGAAGGTTTGGGACGGTGAAGCAGAAACCGCCACCGATGATGGTGATGGTCTAAGGGCCGAGGATGGCCTCGGGATGCCCGGAGAGGAAAAGGGTATCGTCAGCTTCACCATCTACTGTCACGATAAAGGAGACTTTGAGAACAAGGTAACCTACGCCTTTCAGATTAATCGTGAAGGCAACCTGTTCATGCACACCAAGTCACATGTGCACATGGAGATCGATGAGTCTGTTTATGCCCGCGTAAAAAAAGGCGTTAGGCTGGACTTCGGAGCAAAAGGCGGAGAGGAGGAGGCCGCAGACAGAACACGGCTGGAGCTAACCGAAGACGACAAGATAAAGGCTTTCGTGGAAGAGACCGTTATTAAGACACTGAAGAAGTTCAAGATTATTAGTGAGCAGGCCGTGATCCAGGGCGGTGATATTTTTCTAGGCGGTATGTCGGGGGCGCAAGAGGTTGTTCTTAAGGACGACTTGGGAACCTTCCTGACCACGGAATTTCAGTGCGCGACGGCATGGGGACCGAGCGGGCCGATGCTTGTGCCCATAGGAGATGTCGGTTCAAGCTGCACAAAATCAGCTAAAACAGCAGATGAGGGAGATAACGAGGGAGGGTTAGACTGATGCCACTAGCTAGTGCAAAAGATGCTGTAGTCGACGCCGTTGGCGCGGTTATACAGAAGATGGGTGATGAGGGGTTCGACCCAAAGACAGAATGGGCCAAGGTGGCTGAGGCCTTTTTCTCCCAAGGCCTCAATCCCGTCTGGATAAGCCACGATGCTGGCAAAGCCGCTTTTTCCGCAGCGTTTAACCCAACCCTCCCTGCCCCAGGCGCTGCCATGGCGACATTTCCGCTTGCTTGGATTGCCTATGCGGCAACAGCGTCGGCAAGCACGGCGCCACTTCCGCCGGGAGTATCCGTGACCCCTCCCATCGGACCTCCCGGGATGCCAGCGGTGACCGGAGCAGATAAGCCGCCAGACCATACATTGTACGCTACGCAACTATTTACTGAACTGATAAAGTGGGCAGTTACGGGGCTAGTAATAGCACCCGTCCCACCCGGCCCGCCAACAACGCCGTGGAGCTAACTAGGAGTTACCAATGGAGCTAGTCAGACAAATGCGCGCCCCTGTTTTTGAGAAAACAGCGGCTCGCTTCAACTTGAGCGACAACCCAAATACATATCCCAGTGAGCTTATTGCTCATCTGTACAAGCAGCACCCTTACCTCGGTAAGTACAAGGTCAACATGACCATCGAGGGAAAGGACGAGAGCATGGGGTACATGTATGGTGTTTTCCTTGTCTCGCATGCTGACGAAACTCCGCCAGAGATGGGCACTGCCCGGATGGGCGAGACGGACCGCTCGGCGGATGAGACGGCGGAAAAGGAGAGCCAGCTCCGTGTTCCCATTATTGTGGAGAACAAGAAGGCTTACTCGTTTGATGTCTTTATCACCGCAGACGGCAAGTTCATGCCGCTAAACGAACAGCGCGTAGCTTCGGCCCTGTTTGACCCTAGTCCCTATGCGTTGGCGCCCAAGTCAGAGGCCAGGCCCATCGCTGGCGCGTCCGCCAACTTTGCCCCAGCCGATCCGAGCAGGGCACACGGCGGCGGAGCCGGCGCGTACTCTGACTTCTCCGGAGAGGTGAAACAGGCGTCTGTTTTGGACAAGGTCGCAGCCGTGGTCCCGTCGGGTGAGATTGATGCTTTCCTGACGAAGGTTGCTTCTGATCGATCGCTGCTGGACGCGCTCCGACTCAACAGTCATTTCGAGGATGCCCTCAAAAGACTAGCCATTATCTCCAATGACTCGCTTGCCAAGACGGCCGCTATCGAGGACCCCATCGAGGCTGGCGATCCTGTGGTCATCACCAAGACTCCCGGCGGTTACTCGGTAAAGACGGCTTCTGCGGATGGGTTTGCCCCAAAAGAGACATCTATCCCCAACGAGGTTGGCGAGCGCCTCCCCTTGGATATTCGTCAGGGCATTGTTGACAACGGCGCGGTCCTCCTTGTTAACCAGGACAACGCCACTCTTCTGGGCGTGGAGAAGACTGCCGGATTGGAGGTCATCGCCGAGTCAGGCGTTTACTCTGTCATGACCAAGGCGGGAAAGGCCGAGAGAGCAGCCGTGGTATGCGGTATGTCTTCGCTCGATGGCAGAGAGCTTGATATGTGTCTCGTGGTTGGCCCAAGCGGAGCGGCCCTTCAAGAGAAGGTTGCCGGCGTGCGTTGTGGCGACATAAATCTGGATCGTTTAGACGGCGGCCTTCCCTCTGGAGAAGGTATTTTTGTGTTCAAGACGGCGGGTACCGTTTCTGAGCCACTTGAGATCAAGCACACGATCAACACCCGTGGCGGCACTACCTACATCTATGATCACCCACTGTCGGGCCGTGGCGAGATAAAGACCGCCAGCGTTACTCGCCCCGTTATTGTCTCCGATAACCAGTACCTGATTCCCGAGGATAGCGTTTTTGTGCCGCTTACCTTTGGTAGCGGGTACGCCTCGGACACGATCCAGATCGATAAGATCGCGTCAAGAGCGGACCTCATGATGAGGGTCAGGCTCGTTGGCGACGGCTCCGAGTTCTCCCTGTATGGTAGGCCCGTTTTTGACAAGACCGCTGGGCTGTCCAAGGCTGACGCGTTACTGGTTCTTGGCGCTCTTGGCGATACATACCCGGGCGCGATGACAAAGCTCTCCATGGCAGAGGACGGCAAGAGTGTCGAGTTTGTCGCCAGGGCCAAGCTCAACGCCCCACGCCGAATTACTCGCGAGGCAGACGAGGTGTCCAACAAGATAGCTCAGGCGATCAGGGCTGATCTAACCAAGGAAGCGGCGGTGCTCACCAACACAGACACCGTGGACTCTGTGCTGTCGCTTAACTTCATTACGCCAGAAAACATCCAGGGATACGTTGACGCCATTCCAGATATCGAAGCCGCAGGGTCGAGGCTTGCGGAACTCCTTGTTGGTGTGCGCCTGGGTCTTTCTGATGTTCCTGAAACAGCCGTCTCCTCTGCTCTTCGTGGAATTGAGCGCGCGCTGCAAGGGCTGAAAAAGCTTCAGATGCGGGCCGATGTTATTAACTAGTGATGAAGCAACCCAACGAATACTGGCTGAAGTATATGGTCTTGTTTTCAGAGATGTCTCTGGAACAGATCATAGACTCAGCGGGGCTCTACGAGTTCATTGTCCCGACGGAGGGATACCTCTCCCAAATTCGGGATGACCTGGATCGCACGAAGCCAGCCCCATTCAGGCTTGACAGGGTCGCCTGTAAAGCATGGGCCAGACGACAGCGGGTTATGTCTCTTGCTACCGAGGCCACGGCTGCGATAAAGGCGCGTGATCTTCTAGGTGATACAAAATGCCGTCCAATGCTTGAGGCATTTATCATTTCTGACATGCCGATGGACGATGTGGTCAAGTATCTCTTGAAGCTCACGGGCCGAAAGGTCAGCCTCAAGGCAGTGAAACTGTTCGCGCACTACTTCTGGAATCGAAAGCTGCTGTCCATAGACCAGTGGCATGAGTATCTGGAGGGCCACCCAAGAAAGTGGCTACTGCGATCGTGTTACCACCGTGGGCCAGACTACGCATTATGGAAGATGGGGTGCCGGGTCGAGTTGCCGCAAGAGGAGATCTTACGAGCGGTGTTCCATGAATCAGCCATGCGGTTTTTGGAGACCGGCCAATCCCCGAACACCAGAGATACTGCGATGACTGCCAAGATGTGGGCAGAGAACATCTTCAAGTCGGTGGAGGAGTTAAACCGAACTGGCGACGCTGTTCGGCAGGTCATAGATGAATTACGTGATTTTGCTATCCGCCTTGGCCGGCGTGATATATCCAGCATCGATGACCTTGACAAAGAGGCTGACGGATAAATGATTGACTCAGTAAGCAAGCTTTTTGCCGCACCGTTTTCTCTCGAAGAGGTAGTATTCGTGGATGCTAAAACCTCTGTCAGCGGTCTGCGCATCGAATACCTTATTGGTATCTCGGGAGTAAAATTCCATATTTGGCCAGAGCCCAAATTCCCAGATGCGACTGAACAATGTATTATCGAAGCATTCCGGGGTTTTCCCAAAGAAGACACCGTGGTTGAGTACGTACCCGAAGTAACCAGCTGGTATGCTGAGATAAAGAGTGCAAGAGCGCCGTTTACGGGGATGCTTGTCGAGCACATCATAAAGAAGATAGCCAGGGCGATGGACAGGCACGATGGCCAAGAAGGCAGATAAATCATATCTTAGCGCGCTTGCCGCGACAGCGCCTGCCTTTACGGCCAAGGCTCTTTTTGGCGACCTGCCAAAAGGCGCACTAGAGTCTGTTGTCCAGGGCAAGCTCAGCAAAAGCCCAAACACCGCCCGCCAGCTTCTGTCCCAGGGGCTCCGTGGAAGGGGGTTTGGGAGAGCGCTTGGTGGAGGCGTTGGCGTTTTGTCTGCGCCGATCTTTCTCAAGGGGCTGTCCCTGGTCGGATCGAAAGATCCATCTGAGCGGAGAAAGGGTCTCGCAATGATCGGCTCTACCAGCGCGGTCTATTCATCGCAGAAGGGCTTCCTTGAGGGGTTCAGGTCGTCGAAAGCGCTCGGTAAGCCGTCCCCATTAGCTGTTTCTCGTGGACTGACTCTTGGCGCGACTCGGGCTGCCTACAAAACACCACAAGCCCTTCTTCTTGGGTTAGGCATAGCCGCCGGCAGGAAGAAGAGCAAAAAATCAAAAGATGAAACAAGCAAGTACCTGTTACCAGCCCTGGCCGGTTCTGCTCTTGGCGCCGGGAGCCGCGGAATTGAGTCGGCAGTGCAGTCGTCAATCGATCTCCGCGGTACGGGCATGGCCCGAGCAGCCAAGCTCAGAAAGATTCTACAGCGCGCGTTACCCGCAGCGGGCGGTGGCGCAGCCGGGGGTCTTTTTGGTGGGCTTGTTTTGGCCGGGGTAGTGGAAGGAGCAACACGCGCTATGAATAAAAAGGCATCAAACGAAAAGACCGCCGCGCTCCTTGATCCGCTCACCCTCGGCACCGCCGCGACAAAGGGCGTTCTGGATGTCTTAGGCATGCATGCGTTGACTAAGGGCGGGCTTGGCTACGGAAAGGTCGGCCAATTCTTTGCAAGGACACCGGGCCTAAGAAAGATCCCGCTGATGTACCAGAAGGCCCAGTCTAGACAACTGGCGATTGGTATCCGTGAAGGCATCGCCGGAAGAGCGACACAGGGGTATCGGTCAACTGCTGCGCTTTCGATTACCTTCCCAGAGCTACAGGTCCAAAGGCAGCTAGGGCTGAAGCTTGGCAACTATCTCAGAGGACTCCCGCCAGAATGGAGAGAGACCGCTCTGAAAACAGTAGGCGGCGGGATCGCGAAGCGCCCGCACATGATGACTAGCCGACGCGGTAGCCCAACAGGACTCCATGTATTCCCAGAGGGCATTAAAATGGCTCTTGGGGGCAAGCCACTCTACGAGGGTACAGGGCCGCTGACAAAAGCGTGGAAGAAGGTCATGCTCGGCGGCCGTGGGGCCGTCGATCAGACCGTTGCCGGGAAAATAAAGAAGCTCCACGGGCTCCCCATGGCAGGAGCAATGGATAAGCCTGTCCTAAAGGGCGCCGTCGAGGACCTCTCCTCAATGGCCGGATGGGCTGGAGCGGGCTTGGCTACGGGTGGAATGCCTGGCGCATTTATGCTGGCTCATGGCGGATGGAGTGGCCTGAAGGGCCTGGTCGCTAAGCACCAGGCTGTCGAAGCGGCGGCCAAGGGGATGACAGCCAAGGGCATACGCAGGGCCCTTTTCCCAAGCGCACGGGTACAGACGGGCGGGAATATGCTTTTGGACTATGCGGTGTCCCCCGCTGCCCGGGACATGTCCAGAATGTCCGAAGGGCTCGTTGCTGGCATCGGTGGTGAGCTGGCTGCAGGCGCCAAGCGACGCGGAGCCGAGGCGCTTAAGGGTGCAATGCTGCCGAAACCGATTGGCCTGAGGGACCTTTCCATGCCCGCTGCTGGGGCTATCGGGCTTGGTTCGCTTGGGGTGTTGCAGGATAAGAGACTCAGACGAATGGGGGGCGCATAACGTGAGTTTAGGCGACTTCCTAGTAAAATCTGCTGAAGACGCCGGAATCGACGTTGCGCACGGCACGGGGATCCCTGCGCTCAAGGCCTGGTTCAAGCCATACGAGCACCAAGAGCGCGCTGTAAAAAAGCTGTTCAACAACAGGGGTAAGATCATCCTCGCCCACGAGATGGGAACCGGAAAGACGGTGACCAGCATCTACGGGTTTGAGAAGCTGCGTCATCGCGGCAAGGCTACAAAAGCTCTTGTTGTGGTCCCCTCCGGCCTCCGTTCGAACTATGCCGAGGGCGGTGTGGAGAAGTTCACGGAAAGCTCTTACCAAGTTGTCGGGTCCAGTACAGAGCGTAGCAGCAAAGAGAACTACGTCCGCCCCAACGGGATAGATCCCGAAAAGACATACACTATTATCAGTTATGCGATGTTCCGTAGAGACCCGACTGGCTACATGAAGGCCACCGGGGCGGATACTCTGATCTTCGACGAGTTCCACAAGACCAGAAACGAGAGTTCCTCGACGTTCAAGGCTGCCGCTCAGGCCCGTCCGTTTGCCAAAAACTTCATCGGCATGACCGGGTCACTCATTAACAACCACCCCGCTGAAATAGCGACGCTCATGTCACTGTCTGAGATGAACAGAGAGATGACGCCAGCGCAGTTCAAGCGGAAGTTCACACAGACAATTGGTTTCGCCAAAGGGTTTGGTGGCGGGAAGAAGAAGGTCATTGGTCTCAAGAACGTACCCAAGCTGATCGAAAAGACGAACCCAAGACTGTCGTACGTCTCGTCAGACCAGCTCAAGGGCCAGACCATGCCCAGAAAGGATACGAAGAACGTCTTCGTCCCCATGTCGAAAGAGCAGTATGAATACTATCAGCTCGCTCTGGACAGGCTTGGCCCCATCAAAGAGCGCATTGTACGTAGAGATCCGCACGTCTCTGTGAAGGGCGCCGATCAGCTCTTTGCACAACTTTCTAAGGCGCGTCAGATCTCCAACGCAGTACACACAGCACGAGACGATATGACGCTAGCGCAGTCGGCAGGCAAGTCGCCCAAGGTCAAAAAAGTCCTCGATGACGCAGAGAAGCATCTCCACGGCGCGGAAGACGGCAAGGTGGTCATCTACTCAAACCTTATTCGTGGCGGGGTCGATGTCCTCTCAGCCGGGCTCAGAGAGCGCGGGATTCCCCATGCGCTGTTTATCGGGAAAGGCACGGAGATACACGGCAAGAAGGTAACTTCCCAGACGCGACAACAGGGCGTTAAAGCATTTAAGGGCGGTAAAAAACGGGTCATCGTCGTCAGCGGAGCCGGGGCAGAAGGGCTCGACCTTAAAAATGCTACCGCTTTCTATGCGCTGGACGGCCACTTCAACCCAGAGCGGATCTTACAGGCGGAGGGTCGCGCTAGACGGCTTGGAGGACAAAAGCACCGTCCAAAGGAGCAGCGCGTGGTCGATGTAAGACGGTACCAGAGTGTTGTCCCAGAGTCAGCCAGGCCAGGATTCTTCGGCAAGCTCATTGGCAGGCAAGCGCCACGAACCACCGACGAGTGGATGTACGGGGTTGCCGGCAGTAAGCACAAGGCAACAAAAGATTTCTACACGGCCATCAAGCAGGCACCGAAGCACATCTACAAGTACAGAGATGAAAATGGCAAACTACGATACGTTTACCCGAAGAAGCCCAAACAAGGCTTTTTCTCCAAATTACTCAGCTTCGGGGGCACCCCAAGTCAAGGAGCGCCAACGCCCCCCGGGCCTCCAAGTTTCCCATAGCACGGAGCGTTGTATTAACTGTGAGCACTTTATTTACGCAGCTGGACGAGGTCATCTCGGAGATGGCTCCTGCACCTATTATGACTCGCCTGTACGAGAAGATTTTAAGTGCGATTCGTTCTCTTCTGGAGAAGATCGATAACTTGGTGGTGAAGGCCTATATTTCCGCATTTGCCTTCTTGGCGGCGGTCGTTTTATTAGGCCAGTTATAGCCTTATTTCGATAATCCCCTTCTTTCGACTGACCTTCACCCTTGCGCTAGGGATATAATACTTGATAGTAGCCTTGACAGTGCTCGCCAGAGATTTCTCTATTGGCGGCCAGAGCCGAAGAGTGTACATATCCTCTTCTGGGTTACTGTAGCTTACAAGGTCATTGCCGAGCGCTCTGGAGAGCGTGGCGATAACTGTCTTCAAAGAACTTTCCATGCTGGGCTTCGATAAAACCAAGGAAGAGCGGGACGCAGATCTTGACTTGCTCAAGATGTTCCCGAGCGAGTTTGTCTCAGAGTTCGTCAACATGCCGAACCGCGGGACACTTGAGAAGTTCTCGTTTGTCGGCAGAGAGTATCTTATCCCAATCTACGACACTCCGCACCAACGAGTGCTTCTGAAGTGTGGCCGACAGGTTGAGAAGAGCACGACCCTTGGCAACATTACCCTTACGTACGCAATGCTACGCAGGCATTTTCGGTCTCTCTTCGTTAGCCCCACACAGCAGCAGACAGAGACATTCTCCCGCGACAGAATTTCCACCCCTATAGAGCTATCCGACAAGCTCAATATATTCTTGCAGGGCGCGGCGACCAAGGACAACGTCCTGTACAAGAAGTTCATTACGGGCTCTGATATGACGTTCCGGTATGCCTTTCTTCATGCAGACCGTGTTCGTGGCATCTCCGCAGATATGCTTCTGCTTGACGAGATCCAAGACGTGCTCACCGAGGTCATCCCGGTTATCGAGGAGGCACTGGCGCACTCGCCGTTCAAGATCTTAAGGTACTCTGGCACGCCCAAGAGCACTGACAACACAATCGACTACTACTGGAACCAGTTCAGCACTCAGAACGAGTGGGCGATTCCCTGTGATGGCTGCAATAAGTGGAACATCGTTGGGCTAGACAACATCGGGGATACGGGCCTCATCTGCTCTAAGTGTGGGCGCGCTATAAACCCGCAGCACCCGAGAGCGGCCTGGGTCTCGATGAGATCTCCATCGTGGATAAGGAATCCCCCCATAAGCAAACCGTTCGAGGGGTACAGGATCCCACAGGTCATCGCGCCGTGGATTGAGTGGTCGGATATCCTGGACAAGAAGAAGCGGTACTCCCAAGCACAGTTCTATAACGAGGTTCTTGGGCTGGGCTATGACTCAGCTTCAAAGCCACTTACACGTGATACGCTGATGGCGTGTTGCGAAGGTGGCCCCAGCATGAGCAAGGCCCACGCCCTGGCCATCAGAAACAGCCCTGTTTTTATGGGCATAGACTGGGGTACCGGGGAGAACACCTATACGGTCTTGTGTATCGGCACGTACATCAAAGACAAGTTCACCTACCTGTACTTCAAGCGTTATGAGGGCGAAGAGGCCTCGCCAGAGCCGATGATGGCTGAGATCAGAAAACTCATAGACAAGTACAGCATCGCCATTGTGGGAGTTGACTACGGCGGAGGCTTCGACAGAAATGACCAGCTAATACGGTCATTTGGGATTACCCGCATCGCCCGATATCAATACGTGAACACAAAACGATTATACTTTGATAAGCACCTGCACAGGTTTATGGTTAACAGGACGGAAGCGCTGATGTCTATCGTCAACGCGCTCAACAGAAAAGATGAGATCAGGCTCCCGCGGTGGGAAGATTTTGAGACACCTTTTGCCAGTGACCTTCTCGCTATCTACAGCGAATACAATGAGGCCAGAAGAACAACTGTCATCGACAGGACGCCAGGAACTACAGATGACACGCTACACGCGATGACATACTGTTTTTTAGCATCTATGATAAGACACCCCCGGCCTGATATCATGATGCCCACAGGTCGGGAAAAATAGAGGTGCCAAATGAGCGAGTTTGAACAATATCTTACCTCTGGCGGTAAATCAGAGGTTTCTCCTGGGTCCCTCAGACACATGGGGAAAAAAGCGGCTCGTCTCTATCTTGCCGAAAAGGTTCCGCTTAATGACGCGATCTCTTCGATGGCAAAAGAGGCGTCATTGAGCCTGGAGCAAATCAAGCGGGTGGCAGAGTACGCCAATAACGACACGTTCTCCGTACTGTTCAAGCAGGGCGCCTCGAAGAACATCACGTTCCCGATGGCAGACTCTTCGGCAATTGCTCAGCTGGTTGAAGAAGAAGGCAAGGACAAGATCTCTACTGTCTTCATGATCCCGAAAGAGCGATACATCCCTGGCCAAGAGCTTGCAGATCTGGCTGTAGCCTTTGGTTACAGCGGGATCGAGAAGACTGCGTCCGTTGACAAGACAGCGGCCAAGCAAGAGTTCTTAAGGCTACACCACACCGCAAAGCACCTGCAGTCTGACCTAGAGGTGCTGGGGACGGTCTTCAAAGACAAGCTCTACAATCTGGGGACACTCTGCAAGGAGGCCGCGCGCGAGGGAAATTATGCCCACGTAATTGGCGCAGCCATTGAGGCTGGCGGGCCCTCCCCCGGCCTTGTCGGGGTTATCTCGGACGAGCTTGGTGAGTTGATCGAGTTTGGGCAAATGGAGAAGCTCGCCATGCACGGCATGGCTATGCAGGCCAATCCCATTTCTGGCCTGACGGCGGAACTGGAGGGGGTTTCCAGCAAGCTCATGTCCACGCAAGAGGCGGTGGGTAGAACCCAGATGGCGATGAGTGAGCTGCTTGGTATTCTTCGTGGGCCAGAGGGGCCGCAGGGGGCGTCTGATCTGTTCTCGGGCCAGGGCGGAATGCAGATGCCTGTCGGGCCTCCGCAGGGCGGAGGGCCGATGCCCGCCCCAATGCCAGGAGGTCCACCGATGTCCGGTATGGGCGGCGGAGGGCCGATGTCCGGTATGGGCGGCGGACAGGCAATGCCCGCCCCAATGCCAGGAGGTCCACCGATGTCCGGTATGGGCGGCGGAGGGATGGGATGAGCCCAGAGGCGCCATTCCTAAAAACGGCAGCTAATCCACCAGACCTCCTTGATAAGTTCAGAGAGCGGTTTGTGGTTGGGCTGAAACGTGACCCAGTAACCAAAGAGGTTATTGGCCGTAACGCGCTACTTGGCTCACAGTCCGCCTTGGCGGAAGCCCTTCGGCGCGAGTGGGCGTTCCCATCCCGTGTTGCCGGAGCGCCCTTTAGATGGGCGGGTGGCGGCCTCAAAAACATCATGCTTGGCAGGCCAGAGGGCTCGCTGATGTCTCCTGTTCGGGGAAAGAGGCTTCGCCCAGTTCCTGGAGGGGCGGGCAAGGGCCTTATCGAGATCGGAGCAGATGAATACGGCGCCCTCAAAGAGCGTGGCGGCGCAGAGCTAAAGCGTGGGAAGATTGGCGGAAGATCAGTCTTCTACAAGAGGAAATACATCCCTGGCGGGCTGGTCGGCGGCGCAATGAAGCACCCGGTCCTGGCAGGCGGCGGCGCTTTACTTGCCTACTACTTGATGAAGAATCCGTCGATGCGCGCACCCGCAGGCCAAATGGCCACCGGGCTTGTTCCACAGCTTCCACATAGCCAACTATCTGATGATGTTGCCCGGATGTGGGGACAGCAACGCAACCAGTCGAATCCACTCCAACGAGACGCTTGGTAAAATCAATGAATAAAGAAGACATTAAGCATATGCTCTCTGAGAAACTTGCCGGCAACCGGACAGGCCGCAAGAAAACCCGAGCACTCAAGATACAGCAGACGGCGGCTGATCCGGCGCTTAATCAGATGTGGGCCAAGCAGCGCAGAAGAGCAAAGCGGAAGTTTAAGCAGCAGATGAAGGGCATGGGGCAGGTCCAGCAGGCGGGCGGCACACCGCCGCCTCCACCGAAGTTCAGACAGCCCTCAGCTAAGCCCGCAGCCGCGAACACGGCTGCAAAAGAGTCGCTTAAGGATATTATGAAGTCGTGGAGTAAGGGGGTTAGCAAGTCTGCCCTTAACCCGGAAGCTATCGGCAAGGGGCTCGCAAAGGGCCTTGGCGTAGCCGGCATTGCTGCTCTTGGGGCGAAGGGCCTTGACCTGCCTGGAGCAATAGCCAAGAAGTTCGCGCCCAAGAAGACGCTGACTCAGAAGCTGCTTGCTGCAGGTAGCCCAGGACGGAAAGCGCTCATGTTTGGCGCTGGTGCCGCGGGGATCATGGCCGGTATCAAGGGGCTGGAAGCAGGGTCAGACGCGATCATCGATCCGATCAAGAAGAAGCGCTCGTATAACAAGATGATGGACGACAATTCTTTCCTCAAAAAAGAGAAGGGCAGAGACGTCAAGCGCATCTTCAGTACGCTCTACCGGTTCAACCCGAAGATGGCGGGAGATCCGCTTGTGGCCGGTTCGTTCCTCAGAAGAGCACTGCAGTTCAAGGAAGAGGGAATCCAACCGGTGGACATCAAGACCTTGACCGAGGCCGCAAAGAACGTCGCGCAGACCAAAAATAAGGGCTCGCTGCTCAGAGATGCCTTTATCGGCTCAGGGGCCGATTTATCTAGTTTTGCATAGTATTACTATGCGCTATCTTGAAGTATTATCATGGCGAAGAGACACATATGGGGCAACCAGCGCCCTAGTGACACCAAGAAGAAGAAAACGAGACAAGGGTCTAGTAAGTTTTCAAAAACTGGTAATCCCGGGCCATCTGGCGGGAACAAGGGCTACCGCAAACCAAACCGAGGACAGGGCAAATGAACTCATTAGAGAAGTACGCAGCTAAGCGCAGGTTAATTGGGCACTTGATCGAGAAGCTGGCAAACCAGCCACCTACCCGGTACATGAACCTTCCAGGGGGGACTGTGACTGCCCGCAAGCCGACAATCCCGGAGGGCACTGTTCAGCTTGATACCAGTCCCCAGCCCGGCTACAAGCGGAACCCAGCGGTAGGCTACAAGGGCGTTTTGCCCACTGGGACTGCCCGGACCACTGCGGCCCCGGCCGTCGAAGGCGCCCCCGTCCTTTCTCAGGCTGATGTGCGTCCCGGATATCGCCCAGACCTGAGCTATCTCAAAGACCGCGAGAGCCAGACGGCCAAAACGAACAGGCTCTTCCAGCTTCTCAGCCGTCAGCAACCGCCCACAACTGCAACGAGGTAGCTCAGATGAACGCCATAGAGAAGTATGCCGCTAAAAAGAAGCTTGCCAAAGGCTTGCTCGATCTGCTGTCTAGGGGCAAGCACTACGCCCCTGCGGCTGCAGGTGGTGGTGGTCTCGGTGCTCTTTTAGCCTCAAGAGGTAAATGAACGTGAACTCCTTAGGAAAATACGCAGCTAAACAGTCTCTCAAAGAGATGCTTTCTCAAGCGGTTTACGGCGCGAAGCCAAGCATTCTTGGTGGAACCGCTCGTGGCGCTGGTATAGGCGCT